GAGCCGATATTTAATTTTGGATTTAGTAAGCACGTAACCCTTAGTCCGTCATCGGTCTTTTCTGGGCTGTTAATTAAGCCAGTTTTTTCACTTAAAATAAAGCCCTCACTATCGTTTAAAATTTTGTTCTTTGGCAAAATGTTTAAATTGCCGTCTAATATGTGCCAGTTGGCGTCGTTATTTTTGGCTACGTGTTTTAAATAGTCTTTTATATCGCCACTTAGCACCTTACAACGTGGTAAGGCTTTATCTTTCGGCAAATCCACCACGCCTTGCTTTGAGCTTGACATCGCTTTAACGCACATATTGACTACATCACTATCTTTAACACCAGCTTTTAGCGTTGTATATACTCTAGACTTTGAGTAGTCGTTTTGCCCATCGCCACACTCAATATGTGTTATAAAATCCAAATCATTGCGGCTAGTGTAAGCCTGCGTAATTTGTCCTGCAAAAATTAATCTTGGCTCGTCATAGCCTGCAAATAATTTCACTTGGTTAAAAATCTTATTCGCTATTTGATTGCGGTTGTTGGCGTTTAGATTATAAATTTCTATTTTGCTAGTGTTTGGCTCTTCGCTTATCGTCTTTTCGATGCTAAAACTTATAGCGAGGTTGTCTATTACTATGCTTTGTGCGCGGTTGCCTATCTCTAAGCGATAACGCCTGCCGTATTGCCTCACGTTCTATCCTTTGCTAGCTCGCTCATTGCTGCGTTAAACTCTTTTTTGCTTACGGCGTAAAGCTTCAAGCGTTCGCCAAGTTCGCTATAATCTACGCAATTAACGCCGCTTTTTGTGGTATCAACTAGCATTAAAACAAAAGGTAGGTTTTTATTTATTAGGCTAGGGGCATTAACCGCTAAGCCCTTATTAAAAGCCAAAATTTTATTTGTGTTTAGATCGGTTAAGTCAAATTGCCAAACCGCTCCAACCTCGTTATATTTGAGTGTTAGCTCTAGCTCCATATCAAAAATGTTAAAATTTTGCGTTTGTTTTAACTCGTCCGTTGTCATTATTTCGTAAATCATTTTTTCCCCTTAGCGCCGAAAAAATCTTTAATTACTTGGGGGGAATGATCGTGAAGTGCTGATGTTTTTATTTGTTTAGGTTCGGTCTTGCCTAAATTTACGGCATTTTTACCACTTAGCCCTATGTTTAGCCCCTTAGCTGTTTTCGTTTCTACTATAAAAACCTCCTCGAGCGTGAGCGTAACATCAGCGTATAGATCGCTTTCAGTGGTTACCTCTATGCTCGTAACTAGTATATTCCTATATGTTTTTAGCCCTGTTGTTACGATCAAAAACTCGCCGCTTTTTTGCACTTCCAAAAGCTTTTCGTATAGGCTTTGTAGTCTATTCTTGGCGGGGCTGTTATCCTTGTTTTCTTTTCCGTCAGTTAAAAATGGTGCTATTTCGCGTATTTTTTTATCGACACCAAAAATCCTAGCGTATCGCATTGCCTCGTTTTTTATATGCTTTACGTTGTTGTAGAGTTTGTAGGCTTTTTGTGTAAAGCGGTGGGCGGTTTTTATGTATGGCAAGTTAAATCTAACCACCTGCATAATCTCATCGCCCCTAGTTAGAGTTGGTGGCTCATAAGCCACTATTTTGCCCTTAATCGTTATTTGTTTAGGCTCTAGCACGGTGTGATCTGCCACATTTGCCCCGCTTTCTATCGGATTTTTAGTCGTGCGTAGCGTGCTTTTATTGTTTTCTTGCTCGGTTGCGTCTAATCTAAAAGTGCCTATCTTACGGCTTGTTACTTCGATCATTAATAGCCACCTCTTAAATTAGCTTGGGTAAATGCTAGGTCGCTTTTTTGCCTATTGTTTATTATTTGGTTAGCCATTTGTGGGTTATTTGTATTTATATTAATAGTTGTTGTAGCTGTTCCGCCGTTATACTGCACTGATCTATTGTTGTCTGCGTATTGTGTAGCTAGTGCCGCCTTTGGCGTATCGTTACCAAAGCCTAAAAAGCTTTTTGTGCTCTCCCACATATCGCTAGCGGTCTGCCCTATATCGAAATTTTTAACGGCGTTTATAATCGGGGCTATATACTCATCATATTGTTTTTTAATCCATTTAAATGGTACTTCAAACGCCTTAAGGATAGCGTCGCCCACTTCTTTGAAGCCTTGCTTTATTAGCTCCCAATCGCCAGTAAATACACCGTATAAGATTTTAAAAACGCCGATTATTGCATTTACGCTTTCGGTTATAAAATTAACCACAAAATCCCAAACTTCTTTAATCGTTGGTTCGATTTCTTTGTATAACGCTATGGTTTTTTTGCCCCACTCGATACAAGGCTTCCAATAGTCGCCAAATAAGCTTTCCCCGCCGTCTAAATAAGTCATTAGATCATCAATTAGTAAAATAAGACCGCCTATTAGCAGAATTACCCAGCCGATAGGATTGGTTAAAAACGCCGCTATCATTGCACGTTTAACGACCGCCAAAACACCTACGAGAATTAATAGCGCCGCTTTCCAGCCTATCGTGCTACTTATTACTTTATTTAAAAATCTAAACGTATTTGTAAATACTTGCCCTAGCTTCAAAATCCACTTAAAAACATTAGTTAATCCCTCGACCACCAGTGCCTTATTAGCTTTTAGAAAGTTGTTAAATCCTTTTAGGCTTTGATTAACTACTGGGATTAGCTTTAATGCTGTTTGGGTTACTATTGATTGCACCGCCGTCTTTGTTTTTTGCAGTTGATCTTGATACTCTTTTGCTTGAATTATTTCGGCTTGTGTGATGTTAAATAGTCTATCTTTTTTCTTTGCTAGTTCCTCGATATTTTGCAAAGGCACGGTTAGATAATTTGCTATTAAGCCACTAGCCGCCGTTGCTGCTGCACCTATTAGCATAAATTTACTTCTTATATTGCTTAGCTCTTGTTTTAGCCCAATAGCTGGCTTTTTTTCGGTTAGTTTTTTAGTCTCTTTCGCTGCTTCTTTTGCTTTTTCGCCGACCTTTTCCTCTGCTTCTGCCACTTCATGAAAACTAGTAGTGAGTTCCTCAGCTTGCCCTTTCGCTTCCTCGCACCACTCTACGCCTTTATTTTTGGCTTGCTCTAATTTCGCTATTAGCTCGGCATTTCTTTCCATGCCAGCTCTTACGGCGTCGCTTATGGGTTGGGCTGTTTGTTTGGCTAGGCTAGAGATATTTTTTAGCCCTTGTTCTATTTGCTTTATCTTGCCACTATCAACATCAAATCCGATTTTATATAAAAATTCGTCTAAAAGCATCGTTAATCCTTTAACACGATTTTAGGATAAATTTATGAGGCGACTTCGGCTTGTGATTTTTTATGGATATTTTTTAAAAATTAATGTATTTTTGTATATAATTATTTTATCAAAGGGGTTAAAGCCTTTGAAATAAAACGAAAGGAGAAAAAAAGATGAATTTAAAAGTTTTGCGATTAGTAGCGACAATCTTGCAGATAACTTTTTATCTAGTCGGTTTATATAAGCTGCTTAGCTAAACGACAGCCCCCGGTTCGGGGGAATTCATCTTTTCTTTCGTTATTATACCCTAAAAGGAGCGGAAATGAGCGTAGAATTTCTTTTGATAGTGATTTTAGCCGGCTGGGTCGGCGTGAATGAGTGGCGGCTAAGCCGCTTAGAAAATAAATTCAAAGGGCTAAAATAAGCGAGCTTTTAGAGATACCTTACCCTACGCTTTGCGACTGGGGCAAGAAAGAGGCATACAATTGGCGCTATAAGTTACATAAATTTTTAGAGAATTTAAGCGAAGAAGAGATAGAGGCAACTAATAATAGAGATAAGGAGAATATTGTGGATACAAAAAGCATAAAAAAAGATATTGAGATATTGTCAAGTTTAAAAGGCGACAATAAAAAAGAGTTTATAAATAGCTGCTCTAAAGAGCAAATCGCAAACCTATCAGCTACATATACCATAGGAAGAAGAGGGTGGGATAATTCTACTGCTGCAAATGGCACCATTTTAAGTAATGAGGAAAAAGCTGCTATTATAAAAAATGACTTTTTGGACGAAAAAAAAGATTTAGATGACGAAAGTGAGCTTTTTTTTAGAAAGGAATGGCTATCTAAAAAATCAGATTTATCTGAAAACTTAACAAAAGGGTTAAGAATGATAGAGGAAACAAAATCATGATCATGCAAGCCTCCGCTATTTTTCGGAGGCTCTTTGTTCCTCTTTGATGAGTTCGATTATGACTTCGTGCATTGCGATGCCGTCCTCGAAGTCGTATATGGTACGCAAATCGTTTAACGTGGCGTAGCCTTTAACAATCGGTAGCCACGTTATCCAGTCTATTTCAAACTCGCTTTTTACGCCTTGTTTAGGTAGGCTGTTATACCCGTTAAGGATTTTGCCCCAGCGGGTAAGAAGTCTAAAAAATGGTATTTTAACCCCTCTAAAATAAGCTGTGCGTAGTCACCTCTGTTGGCGTTAAAATGCGTTTCGGCTTGGCTAACATTTCTTAATAGTATTTCGCCACCCTCTGCATTTATCACGCTAGCGTATTTTAAAATAAAACTCTCTACCCCACTAAACGCTGCACTGCCTATGTTGGCTATTATTTGCCCTACGTCTATATTTACGTCCTCGCCTTGCATTTTGATAGCGTCTTTGGCTAGCCCTAAAAGGCTTTGCAACTGCGTTTTAGTTTCAAAAAAATTAGCACTTCTTAAAACGTACTTATTTTCATTTATCATTAGCTCGTATGTTTGCATTAGTTACCAGCTCCATTTTCTAGGCGTTTGCTTATTCTTTCAAAGGCGATTTTAAACTCGGTTGGGTTGTGTGCGTCACCTCTTTTTAGTCCACCGTCATTTACGAAAAAGCCGTTTAGCCCACTTAATTCATCTCCGTTTAACGTGTCCTTAAACTCCATTGTCATAGGGCTAAAGCTTTTAAACTCTGTGCGCTGTTGATTATAAAGGTCTTGTAAAAATTTACAATCCTCGCTATGTTGTAGAAGTTTTAGGGTTAGCGTGCCGCTTTGGTTGCAACTGCCCGTAAATACACCTCCACCACTAGCGCCTATTGTGTAAGCTCCAGCGTCGGCTGCATTTTCTATGCTTATTACATCGCTTCCGTCTGCGTAAGCGGTTATTTCATAGCCGTTTAGTAGTAAAACGATCGTATCGTGTTGGTATCTTGCCATTTTAGCCCCTTATCTGTTGTAATTAATTAAAATATCTACGCTGTGTATTGCGCCTGCTAGCTTAATAGCCACATTGATCGGCACTGACTTTCTAGCTTCCCTATCTGCTTGTAGTTGCTCGGTATAGCTAGGACTATAAACGTAATAGCCTAAATCCAAATAATCACCGCTTTCTAGTGTGCCAACTGGATCACCGCGCCATTGTCCTGGAGCGATAAAGCCGTTTTTAACAAATTGCTCGCAAACTTGCTTAACTGCTGCTATTAGTCTTACTTGTCCCTTATCGGTTTGTGGTACTTTCTTTGCGCCTTTTAGCACATTAAATACTGCTATTTGTGTGCGGTTGTTAAAAGCATCAAGTCCTACGGTTTCGTCTATAAATTTACCACCTAGTGCTACGCCCTCGGCTATCATACTTACGCCGTCATAATCAGTGTAATAATTTACGCCTAGCTTGTCGCATTTTTCGGCTAAATTTAGCGTGATTGCTTCATCAGTGCCGGCGGTTTTTAGGTTTTTAAACTTCATTGTTTGGGCTGTGTTGCTACCCTCCCAATTAGTGCTTAAAGCTTTTGCTAACAATTCAGCACCTGCGTGTTCGTCGCCCGTGTTGTTGTATGTTGCAAAAAAACGACCGCTGTCTTTGTCGGCTATCTTTTTTATCACGTTTGTTTTTTCGCTTTCAAGCTGTGCTTTGCGTGTGATCGTATAGCCTGCTACGCTTGGGTTTTGCGCTGACGTGATCCACTCGTTAAGCTCTGCCACTTCCTCATCTGCTAAGATAGCCGAGCTATACACACCATAAAAGCCTTGTGTTGCGTTGAATAATTTATCTAGCGCCTCGCTTAGGCTCTCTTTTTTCTGCGTTACACTATCTTTGCCTACGTAAATATCGCTCTTTCCGCTAACTAGGTTTAAAAGCACGCCTACAAAGTCGCCACTATCTGCTTTGTCAAAAAAGCCTAGCCTTGTGTTGTCATTTTTGCCAGCCGTTGCCGCTCTAATTATAAAGCGGTTGCCCTCTGCGTCATATACCGCCTTTATTCCGTCTTTGCTAATCGCCGCTGTTAGTTTTGTTGCTACCGCCTCAAAATCTACGCACGAGCTAAAATCTAAAGCCGTATAAACCTTGTCTGCGCCGCCTACGTTTAGCTTAAAGCTTCCGCTTGTGATAGCCTTTAATTTATTAATGCCTACGTTTAGCGCTGAGCCCCTTAGTTCATTAGCTGTTGCTTGTGTTATCTTATTCTCTTTTACCCACTTAGCAACAATAGCCTTTTTAACGCCACTAACGCTAAAAATAGCTTTGGCGGCTTTAGTTGCTCTGCTTTCACTGCCAAAATTTAGGGCGGCGTCGTTTGCACTAGCGATACTTACAAATCTTGTGTTTACATCATCGTAAGCCTCGCACCAATCATCGCTTAAAATAGCTATTACGCTAAAATCTCTATTCTTTGCGATCTGCCCTTGTTCGTTTAGCTGGATATTTACTATCCTTTTTATCGTTAAACTCATCTATTTACCTTTATGCCAAAATCTGCCGTTTTAATCTCGGCTTTTTTAATCTCGTTTTGAGAAACTTCCACTCTGTTTATGTAACTTAGCGTCAAATCTATACTAGCTCGCTCCTCTACGCCACCACCTACTATTTGGCTTAAGTTCCTAATGGGGCTAATCGTTACTAGCCCTAAGCCTAAAATTTTAAGCTCTCTTAAGCACTCACTAGAGTAAAAAAGGCTGTTTAGTTTCTCGATTATAAAATTAGAGTTCTTGCCGTATGCATTTACGCTTACCACGGCTTCACGAGTTGATGTGATAATCTCTTTTTCGCCCTCGATAAACTTATACTCTCGCCCCTTTTGCGTGCTAGTTAGCAAGTGTAGCGTTAAATATGCCGCCTTATCGTTTAGTGTTTTGGAGTAGCTATCACGCACTAAATTTTCATCTACGTTCAAAGCCTTGGCTATCAAAACTTTCAAGCCCGTCAAATCTAACGCCTGCAAAGTTTTTGTATCCATATTCGCTCCAATCTTGCATATTAATAATGCGGTAATTAACGCCCTTATAAGTGATAACGTCTTGCAAATTTAGGTTAAATTTCGTATCTATCCTAATTGCCTCTTTGTATCTTTCGCCCTCGGGTAGCCTTTGCATTTCATCATTACTTAAAAACTGCACCACCGCCTTAAACTCGTCATCGCCCCTTTTAATAACTTGGCAAAAATCGCTATCCTCTATAAGCTCGCTAACGTTTATCATTTTCTGACCTCGTATGTGATAGAGTTTATTAATTGCCCAGTATCGATTAAGGGTTTGGAGCTTTTTTTGCGTTTGATCGTAGTTGGTTTTAATGCTGGAGTTATGCCATCAGTTATTGCTCCCTTGCTTATGCTTTTGGCTTCCTCGCCCACGTATCCTAACGCTGTTTCTAGTGGTATCTCGCCAGCGATAAATTTACCTATTGCGGTTTTTGCTAAATTAGCTACCGCCTCAGCATTATTTATCAAGGGCTTACGCAAAAATGAGCGTTCGGGGATATTATGTGCAGGGCTTCCAAACTCGTGGATCATGGCTAAGTCTGCATTGGTTAGCTCGTCGCTTCTAGCGTTGCTTTTAGCGGTTACGCCTACTACTACGCTAAGCCCTTTTAACTCGGCTATCTTGCCCTCTAGTTTTTCGATCATCTAACTAACCCAAAATGTGGAGTTACTAGCTTTTTAAGCTCTAAAAAACGTTGTCCGTATTTGGTTAAATAATAACTTCCGCTTTCACTCTCAAAGCCAGTTTTACCACTTGTGTAGCTTACGCTTAGGCTGCCTACGGCTTTAGACCCTATCTCTCTTAATGGTTGTGGGTTGGCGTTAGCTTCATTGCTTAACGCCCCCTGCATTGCCAAAATATGGGCTGCTAAATGTAAAACGCCGATCTCATAAAAACGACCCCAAATTTTCTCAACAACTTGTAGTTTAGCTTCGTTTAGCCCTATCTCAATGCGTGTTTCATTTACTGACTGAAACTCAGGGAATTTATTTAAAAAATCGGCTGCTGTCATTATTAAGCCTTGTAATTTACGTAAGCCACTTTGTCAAGCTGACGAATTAATGTGCCCGTAAATTTAGCTTTTATGGCGATTTCCCAGCTTAGCACGCTTCTTTGAAATGGTTGCATTGCTGTTGGCGACAACGCCCAGTCGGTGCTTAACACATCCTCGCTCTTAGTATATACAACGGCTCTATTTTTGCCCTTGCCGCCACCCAAGCCTTGAGCAAAGCCTAAAGGTATGCCAACGATATTGACATCTACGCCAGTGCTTTGTGATAGTGCCTCTTTAATAGCTGTTAGTGCATTTACGCCGCCATTTACTGCTCCGATTGAGTTGTCATATTTGCTAGCTAATGCCATAAGGTCTTTGCTGTCGATTGCTATCGTGTTAGGAATTAATAGCCCGCCGTTTTGCTCGTAACCAAACTCGATTAACGACAAGAAAAACGCTCTAGCTTCTGCCCCAGTCATCGCACTAATTGCCGCACCAGCTGTTAGGTCTTTTGCTTTTACGCTAGTATTGTTTAGTAGTCCTTGCACAGCTCCAATTTTTGCGTGACCGACTAACGCTGTTTTTTGCATTGTAAGAAGTGCTACACGCTCAAGGTTATTTAGTTTTGCTGTATCTAGCTCAATATCTAGCCTTTTAGCTCTTGCCACTGCTTCGCTAGTATAAACCGCTGACTTAGCCCAGCTTAGGTATAGACCTTTTTTGGCTGTGATATTTAAATCCTCGGTTTCTAGTGATGTTGTGTTCTCGTCAATTAAGCCGTTTTCTAAGTCTTGCGTTCCCTCGATCTCGCCATAATCTAATGCGTCTATGCTTTCGTCGCCTTTTTGTGTGATAGGCACAAAATTAGCCAGTTGCACTTCTGGATATTCACGCTCTTTAAAACCCTCGTTAAAACTAGCTGCTGCTGACGCAAGCTGGCTTAAAATTTCCTCATCTCTTAGTTTCATATTATTCCTTTCTCATTAGTTTTACTAGGTTGCCGCTTACTTCGGTAACGTAAAATTTATCTTTTGCTGCTGTCGTTGCTAGCGTTGCCGCTTTTGCTACTTTGCCAGCGTCTGCACCTGCTGTTGCTTCTACTTGGATAGTGTCGCCAACCGCTAAGCCGTGATTTTCTTTGCCTTGCACCCATACTTCGCTACCATAAGAGATTGATAAAACGCTCATAACCTCGCTCGGCTTATTTTCGCTTTTTGTTCCCATTTTAAGGCTAACGCCCATAATCTGATCGGTTGCTTTGCTTATTTTTGCTACGCCGCCGTCTTTGCTAGTTACGAATACGCCGAAAGGAATAACCTCGGTATCGTTATTTACATAAGCTAGCGCTACGACTGCGCTTTCGCCCGCTCTAGCTACTTGTCCTGCAAAAGCTCTTTTATCTAAATAGCCCATTATTTACCTCCAAATTTTTTATTTAAATCGATTTTATTAGGCTTAGCGTCATAAAATTTATCTAGCACGCTACCGCTGTTATCCTTAGTCCTTTTAGCTGCCTTTAGCCCTAGGTATAAAGCGTGTATTTCACTATCGCTTAGCTTCTTAAGCTCACTTGCCTCAAACGCTTTACTATCAAGGATAACAGCCTCATAAACGCCCCTAGCATTTTTAGCATCGCTTAGTTTTACGTGGCTAAAATTTGCTTTAGCGTCAGTTACGGCTTCAGTTGTTGCCGCTTCGCCTTTAAGTTTCTCGATCTCTGCTTTTAGCTCTGCGTTTTCTTTTTCCAGCGCCTCAACTTTAGCTTTTAGCTCGGCAATTTCTGCGTTTTCATCTGTGCCATCATCATCTTTTACGCTTTTAGCTTTTACGTCCGCTAGCTCAGTTTTTGTTTTTTCAAGCTCTGCTGTTGTTTCGTCTAGTTTTGTGCTTACTTCCTCAGCACCGCTTAATGCTTGCTCTAAAAGATCAACTAGCTCATTATTAGCCTCGTTCGCTTCCTCTACTTTCTCTTTGCCAACTTCGTCGTTGTCTTTAAACTTTTTGGCTGCTATCAAAGCGCCTTTTAATTTATCTATGAATTTCATTTTTATCCTTTTGCTATCACCTAATTTACAATCTTTACCGGCTCGCCCCTCGGCTACTACCGCCAAATGGTTGCCCCTTATGTTTGTTTGCCAAATTCTCCCATCTCGCTCGATTAGTTTGCTGTCATATCCGCAACTTACCTCCTTTATCCCTTGTTCTTTTATTATCTTTATTGCTATTTCGTCGTTGATATATGCATCGCCCACCAAAAAATTACCCTCACGGCGAACGTTTTGAATATGCCCTATGGCGGTATCTTTCCAATTCTTTGCCGTTACGTCATCGTCGGGGTGTGTTAGCGTTAGTGGTTTGCCCTCAAAGCTTTTAATAGTTTCAGGGCTAAAAACTTCTTTCTCGTCCCTAAAAACTTTATACACCTTGCCACTGGTGCGTCCAATTTCCTCGCCTAAATATTCCATAGGCTCAATGCTTGCCATTTTGGCTTTTGTGATTATGTAACCATCACTATTTATTTTAAAATCCATTTAAACCCCTAAAATCGCTTTTGCGAAACAACGGCATTGTATATCAACGCCGGGCTTGCATTTCGGCTTGTCCGCTTCTCGCTTTATCCAAGTTTTGCCGCCGTCCTTGCTATACACGCTATCATCATCAAAGCGACACAATACGCCTTGCATATTTGCGTGTGTATGCCTTACCCTTTCATCTTTGGCCGTTTGCCAGATATAAAGCTTTACACCTAGATTTTGCATGCGTTCTTGGTCTAGCTCTGCGTTAATCTTTGCCGTCTGATCTCTAGCTATTAGCCTAGCCCTGCTTTTACTTACACCTGTGCGTTCGTGTATGATCGTGGCTAAATTTTCAGCTCTTCCGTTTTTTAAATAGCTCTCTCTTATTGCTTTTTCCACGTCGCTTAGATAGTCATTTTTAACCGAGGTTATCAAACTCACGTTTTTAGCTATGTATTCATCTAGTTTTGTTTTTACGGCAGTATTACTCACAAGCGGGGTTAGGTCTATATCCGTGCCTTTTTGCACATTTTGGATTAGTCGCTCTTTGTTGGTTTCATTTACTGCGCTAACCACGCCTCGGCTTAGCTTTTTGGCGTAGTCTAATGTGTCGGCTTTTCGTAGTCCGTCTAGTATTTGGGTTGTGTGTTCTATTATTTCGGCGTCGCTAGGATTACCAAGCAAAAACGCCCTAAGCCTTTTTAATAGCGCCGTTTTTAAAGAGGCTATTAATAGCAATAAAGCGTTACGATATTTAACCTCTGCTCGCTTGCTAGGCTGCACTGGCTTAAACTCTTTATTGCGTTTCTTGCTAAATAGTTCAGATAAGGTCGGTTTCATCGGCTGGCTCGTCTAACTTTTGGGCTAATAGCTCGGCTTCGGTTATATCCTCAGGGCTTATATTCTTAATCAAGCCCTCGTCTTTTAGCTCCTTTAAAATGATCGCCTCGGTTATTACACCCTTATCTAGCAAATTACCAAGCGCTGTGCTTTTTACGTTTAAAATTTCGGCTTTTTCTTTATCGTTTAGGCTGTCTATGCTGTAAAAATCGTATTCTAGAGTTTCGCCCAGGATAAACGGATCGATGAAGTCATAAACTAGGCGCAATAGTGTGTTTTGTAGTTCGCTTATCGTTTCGTAATATGCTCGGTTGTCTTCTTCACCACTACTAAAGCCACCAGCCCCCTCGCCAAATAGTATGCTAATAGGGCGGTTTAATGCTCCAGCTACCACGATACAGCTCTTGCTCCAAAGCTCGGCTATCCCAGTTAGGTTGTTTTCCTTTGTTAAATAGTCGTCCTCCATATCCATTGCTATTGCGTTGGTGTAGCTCTTTGCTGAATTGATTAATTTTAAGCGCTTTAAAATTTCGTCTTCATTACCCGTTGCTATTTGCTCGTTATATCCGTGCATTTTATATACATCTATTTTGCACTCCTCGATCAAATCGCTAACGCTTAGCGTGATAGTGTCAAACATTTTTATCACATCAAGGGCGGTGGCTATGTCGCTTATGCTTTCACGTTGCTTTATGCCATAGCTTTTTATTCCACCTTGCACTATACAAAGGCGGCTAACGTGAGTTTTAACGCCCTTTACATCATAAAGGCTAGGTCGGTTAAATTTGTGTTCTGCATTTCTTGCTTTAAATTCTCCCTTACCAAAAACGATAAATTGTTTAATTGTTTCATCAGGGCGTAGTGGTAATTGATAGGCTTCCTCGCTCGCATCCGTTACGGCTAATATTGCCGCTTCGCCATAAAGCAAAACGTTAAAAAGCAGGTCTTTAATAACACCCTCAATCTCTAGCTTACCGCATGCGTTAAAAAACTCTTTTTTGCGCTCCTCGTCTATTTCGCCCCAGTCAATCTCGCGCCCCATTTTTAGCATATCGCCTATGGTCTTTTTAATGTAGCGTTTAGCTATCCAGCCGTTATTGTAAGCGTTTAAAAGCTGTGTGTTTGTGACTAATAACGGCGTATAATCTCTATTTGCCGTCATTTGCCCCATTTTAGTTACTAGGTTTTCTAAGCTATCGGTTATTTTTTGCCCCATTATTCCGCCTTTTATTTTTGATTAATAATAAGGCGTTTTTGGGTGTTAGCTTCGGCTTGTAATATGCCCCCAAATTGTTGTTTTGCTTTTTATTAGTGGCTCTAGGGCGTAACGTAATGCGTCTATGTAGTGGTTATTTTCGTCTAGTATTTGTGGCAATATATCGCCACTATGTGGATCGGTTTTGTAGCTGTATAATCTAAATTCCCTTGCTGTTTCGACACAACGCTCGTGTATTATAATTGCTTCAAAACTGCGTATAAACTCTATGCCGTCCTCTATGCTGCCTTTGCCTTTTATTGTCGGCGTTATCATGCTTAACCCGTGCCTTTTTAAATAGCTTATACTTTCAGGGCGTGCGTTATCGGCTCTTATTACATATTTGTGTATATTCTCGATCCGATCTTTTAAAAACTCCGCCGTATAATCAAGCTCTAACCCTACCGCTCCAGCTTCGTGGCTTATATAAAGTTTGCGGTCGTGTATATAACACCTTATCGCAGCCGTTGGGTCGTTAGCGAAACCGAAGTCTAAGCCGTGATAAGGATTTCCTAGCCCATCAGTGCTAAAATTTTCTACTCTAAATTTGCCCTTGAAAATTAGTGCGTCGCTCTTTGTGTTGTAGCCCCCTAGCCAAATATGCTCGTAGGTGCTGGGATTATACCTGCGGTCATATTCCTGCTCGTTAAATAGTTCGGTTGGTAAAAATGGGTTATCGCTAAAATTTGCAGTAACTAGAATAAAATCAGTCGCGCCATTCTCTTGCATTTGTTTAAAAAAACTATCCACTGCGTCCGTTTCGTTTTCAGGGTTCCAGCTAAACCAAAGCTCTGAATTCTCTTTACGGATAGTCGGACGTAAAAGCTCTAGGCTTCGCTTGCTTAGGTTTTGTGCTTCCTCCACCCACGCAACATCAAAGCCCTCTAGTGATTTTATACTATCGGCGGTATGGTCTTGCATACCTTGAAAAATTATTAACCCATTGCCCCTTTTAGCCCTAATCTCGGTTAGTGTTACGTCAAAATATTCACTTACCCCTAGGCTATTTACTTTACTTTCAATTAGGGCTTTTGATGAAAATTTTAACGATCGTTGTATTTCTCTTATACAAACAATTCTAGCGTTTGGGTTAATTAGCATTGTTTCGATTATGCACTCGGCAAAAAAATGGCTTTTCCCGCTACCACGTCCGCCTTTAGCCCCTTTGTATCTTTTGTTTTCTAATAGCGGCTCAAAGATCGGGGCGGTGTTTAAATCAATTATCATTTATCAAGCTTTACTATTGTGCGTCTTATTTCGGTTACATCAGTTTGCTGTGCATTGGTATTGTTTATACTAATGTTGCCAGTGCGTGAATTTACTCCTAGTGTCAGGCTTGCTTTATCTATGGCTTCTTGCAAAGCTTTGAAGTCGTTTGCGTTTAGCTCTATGGGCTCGAAAGTCTGCACCCCGTCACCGACGCCAACCTTTTCGTATTTGGTGTTTTTATCTAGCATGTCCATCACTCGATTAAGATTTTTTTGCGTAGCATTAAATATTAATCCGCGGTTATA